TCCATTTCATCTAAGTTGAACTGCAACCTATCAAGTGAGTCTTCGTAGCTTTGCAACACAATATCTAAGTTTTCTGCTAGCACATTCGGATCGTCAAACTGGTCAAGGTTTGCCAGAACAGCTTGTAAGAAAGCTAATTCTTTTTCAGTAACCTGACCTAAAGCGCCGCCGCTTTTGGATTCTTGTCGCATTTCTGTGATCTGACCAAAACCGATGTTTGCTTTTAGCGTTTCTAATTTATTGCGCAGTGTTCTTGAATCTGTACCTGGGATAAATTGGAGAACGCCTCCTACCTCAGTTGTGAACTCACTTAAAAGCTGTTTTGCTTCGATGACGTTTGCTTCAACTCGGTCACGCTTGCTGCCAAAGCTGCGAATAGCTCGCGCCATACTAGGCCTATCTGCGTGGTACACACCTTGCGCTTTTGTGAAGCTTTGCGATGTTGCAATCTGCTCTTGTTGTATAAGCTCATCGTTGAAATCAAACTTGTAACCAACAAACTTTCCGGTCTCTTTGTTATACAAAGCCACTCGACCATTCAAATCTGTTACTTCTCTATATTTATCTCTAGTCACTAGCGCAGCGCGTTGCTCTGACAGAGGGGCACCTTGCTCGGCAAGTCGCTGTGCCGCAGCTTGTGACTCAACAGTGTAAAAATCAGGATTGTTGCTCTTGAATATGTTGCTTTGAGCTTTTGCATTTAAACGGTTGGTAGCAGCTACATATCTTTGATTACGAGCAGCCTCTAAAGCGACAAACCGACCATCCTTCGCTGCGTCATACAACTCCGCATTTTTTCCATTGAGCTTATCAAGTTCTTCTAGACGAGCTTCATGGCGTGACTGCGCTTCGCGGCTTGGATCGTTACTGAAAGCTTCCCCGCCAGACAAGACGTTAAAGGGCAAACCGATGGTGTTTCTCGCCACATCGGTTACGGTGTCTCTGAAGCGAAACATTGGATCACTTAACTGCTCCTGCGCCCTTGCGGTTTCTCTGGCACGCTCTTGATCAACCAATCTTTCATAGTATTGGCGTGTCGAAGCCGCAGGGTCTCTGTATGTTTGCGCGTTAGGCAAAGGTGGCCCCATCTGATCAGGGGCTAGTTCTTGCGGCGTGCGAGGCAAAGCACTCATGGTTTGTTGTGCAAACTCTTGCGCTACTAAATTTCGAGGCGGCGGCGTATATGCTTGCGTAATTGGCTTGGTCTCGTTTAAAAACACAGCGTTAGCAAGGCTCTCTTCATCTTTGGAGGACACAAGATCCAACGCGCCACGGTTGGTAAAGCTGTCGGCTATGTAACTAAAAATGTTTCCCATCTTTTTTCCTCTTTAAAACCCAAATCCGAGGTTCATGCTCTTGGAACTTCCCTTGCTACTTGAAGTCGCACTAGACAAGTTGTTGGGCGCTCCGACGATCTGGTTGTAGAAGTTCAGAGCGTTAAACGGTGCCATGCCTTGACGGAATTGTTGGTTGTATAACTGTTGCTCAAAGTCCCTGCCGTACTGCCCACTTGCAAGTTGTTGACCCACGCCAGTGTTGAACATATTGGCACCTGCTCGCATATCGCTTGTGCCTTGCGCCCCCAACCGTGCAGCCAAGCTGGCACCAAACTGTTGGTTTTGTTGGTTTGTGTTGAATGCGTTTTGACCGACGCCGGTTCCAAACTGACGCCCTGTGTTGTATTGACCGGCGTTAAACTGGTTGCCTTGCTGTTCTCGCTGCAAGTTACCTTGTAACTGGCTGGCCCCAATGCCAAAACCTTGCCCAAGAAGTCTGTTCTGCGCTCCAGCGTTAAACTGGTTAGCTTGTTGATTGAAACCAGCGTTGGCCTGATTTGCTGCTTGCTGAAATGCGGCGTTTTGATTTGCTCGACCCGCCTCTATGCCTACCCCTTGCATATACGCTGGTGCCCTGATGGCGGTAGATATATCGGATATTCTGTCCTTAGCGCGTCCTGTCGCTATGGCGTCCATAATCGCGCCACGGCTATTTCCGCTGCCGCCTGAACCTGCCCTCGTAGAACGATTTGCAAGAAGCTCGTTCTCGTTTAAGTTGCGAACAACGTCCCGCGAAGCTGCATCAATCTGCCCTTGCAACACATCGTTATTAATGTAGTTGCTCAAATTGTTCTGGTTGAAACCCTGATTCACGGCTGCGTTCATATTTGCTGCGTCTGCCGTGCTGGCGCTATTCGCCATATTTCCTGCCATGCCAAAATCAACGCCGCTGCCTTGCGCTACACCACCTTGAGCGACACCACCGGCGTATGCATTACCCGCGCCGAAAGCTGTGTTAATGGCTCCTCCTCCTCTTGGCGAGTACCCTCCGGTGTTCATCAGGCTCTCTGGGCCTTGAGTTTGAAACTTGTTCATCAGGCTTTCTGGGCCTTGGGTTTGCATCTGCGGCATACCAACCTGACCGCCCATTGCCTGATTTGCAAAATTCAAAGCAGACATGGAACCGCCAGCCAGAGCAGAGCCAGAACCCATTAGGCCAGTACCGGCACTTGCTTGCATGTTGCCGCCCATATACTGGTTTTGTAACGCACCAGCGAGGTTAGGGTTAATGCCAGCAACGCCCTCAACCGGCATACCTTGCCTGTTTAAATTCTGCGCTTGGTTGCGTAAATCGTTTAAGTATCGTTGCTGCGAAGGATCAACGTATGTGTTGCTCGCGCTGTTAGAACTGCTTTTTGATTTACTGCGTCCGAATGAAAATAAACCCATATTCTTTTCCTATGCGATATGCGTCCAAGCATTTGTGTCGTAAAAATAAAGACCTCTACCAGACCCAGGGTTCCAACCCGTACCGTCAGCAAAAACAATCTGACCAGTAACGGGTTTGGATGGCTCTGCGGTTAGAACCGGCAGCGTTGTCGTTTGCGATGCCACGGTGAAACCGTTGGCGATCCTGTTAAGCTCTTGAAGCAACCAGCTACGCAACCCCGTAGCTGTGTCAGCGGCTGTGCTAGAAGGTATGTAGCTCATCTGCCAGCTACCTCTTGAATGTCGATATCAAGGCCGGTTAGCCGCCAGTAGTCTGATGCTGAATCTGACGAGATTCGCAGCGCGAAATATCTGCCGCTGGTTCTAAAATCTACTTTATGGTCAGACTCCACGTTGAAGGTTTTATCAACTTGCCAACGTATGCCGTCTTGAGGGGCATCAGAAATGCCGACCTCAATGCGGACAGAGCCTGTGCCCTCCATTTGCGGCATGATGCCTTTAAGTTGTTTTATATTCCGAGTGGACTGACCAATGACCTGATCTAGGTCAATCTTTGTGGCCTCCAAAAAGGCGCTCATAGAGCTTCCGCTTAAACCGTTTGTGTCTTTCAGAATTCTAATTTTGCTGTCGGTGTAGCACGCACCAAACACACGGATATTGTTAGCCTGCGTACCGAGGCTGACGTTCGACCAGTAGTCGCTAGATTGGTTCCAAGTTGCAGTCGAGTTAGCGTAATTCCCACTTGTATCCATGCGGTCAGCGACGGTTAAGGCTCTGACGCTGGGTAGGTCTATAAACGTGAATGCGTCCTGCGCCCAATTGTAGACCAGTGCTCGATTAGCCGACTCTGCGTCGGTGGCATCTTGATCGCTGTAGCAGATGTAAACCTCAGTAGAGTCTGGGATGGTTTGGCAAAACACAGAACGTATGTCGGCTAAATCGTTGAAAAAAGTTCGCCTAACTTTGTTGTCCACCAGCGACTTCTTATTCGACCCATCGTGCAGATAGATGTCGTTCTGTCCTACCACAACGTGACCGTTAGGAATCGAAGCCACAGCGCCTCGGTTAATGATTCCATCGTCGCTAAAGACCTCGCGGAAGCTAAACACCAACGGGAACCCAATAAAGTCCATGGCGTACACACCGCGCTCGGCGTAAATGATATTTGAGTTGTTCAGAGTCAGTTGATCGACCAATTCGCCGTTGGAGCCGCCCAGTGTTGTCTCGCCGGAGAGGTTAGTGGTGCTAGCTATGTCGTAGTCGCTTGGGATGCTGGAGGGGTCATACTCATCACTCCATCTCACCGTGTACGGCCTTTTACTGCTTCCGATCTCGTAACCCGCCATGACCAAAAAGCTGTTAAAAGGTTTCAAGCAGCCAGTGATTAACCCGCTGGGCCACGAAGGAAGGTCAGCAAAGCGCGTGCCGTTGGGCAGCATGTATTGCGGAGCCTGGGCGCCATTGTTCATTAGCATCGCCGTGCCAAGCTGAGCGCCTTGCCAGCGGGGTGAGTTGCTGTAGTTTGTGGCGTCGGAGGTTTTGGTCACGTTGGTGACCGTCGTACCGTCGAAGCGGTACAGCTTGTTAAGCGCCCCGATCACCAACGTGTTATTTCCGCTGTAGAGCCAACCTTGAACATGAGTTGGCTGAAACGATAAAGATTGTCTAACGCTGTGACCCAGCGCCTTGCCGATACGTCCAGAGTGAAACGTCACATTGTTGCCGCTTGGGAATTGCGTTAGCTCTAGATCGTAAGGGTCTTGATCAGTGACTATGCCGCCTGCGCCGATTTTTCTTAAAGGTATGTATGGCATCAGAGGAAATCCTGTATCGCGCGAAGAGTGACGGTGATACTTGCAACTTGCGAGCCGCCTATCGAGGCGAAAACGCTGTAAGAAGCGGTTGACGTGCCTGCGCCTTGATTAGCGTTACGAATTAAAGTCACAGCGGTGGTGTCGCCAGATGTTGCTCCTGTGGTCGCCGTTGTGCCGGAATTTTTTTGGAACGACCAAGTCACGCTGGTGGTGGGGTTTGTAGTAATTAAAACGCTCGCGATTGCTGGCCCGAAAGGGTTAGTGTTTAGATCGTTCAGCGCAACAACTTCACTGCCCGAAAGTGTCCCAGAACTTGCACTGCGGCTAAGGCTCATCCTTGACCAAACAAGTTGGCTTCCGACGTAGACGGAGTTAATCGCCGTGCTACCGATACGGATGTCTGTGATGTTTGTCCCGCCAACTGCAATAGGCATCGTTACGTCCTGAAGTAGATCGTGTTTGCGTTACTGCCGGACTGGGAGGTGCTGATGCTGAAACCGTCAACGCTCCCTGCGTTGCACCCCGCTGCCAGACCGACAATTTCAGACGCTGTTTGGTCTGCGGTAGCATTAGCTTCAATACCGTCCAGTTTGGTTTTTAAAGTGGTCGTGAAGTTTTTTTGCGTCAGACCGCCATCGCCGATTGAGTAGGTAGTGTTTGTGTCGGTAAAAAGTGCGTTTTCAGGCACATTGGTTAGCACCTGAGAATCGTCAACCTTTCCGTCTAAGGCGGTCTGTAAGCCGTCTATGTTATCGATAACGTGATTATGCGAATCATCTGCAACCGTTGCAGTTAGCGTAACGTTAGCGTCTCCACGGATAGAAACGTTGCCGCTCAGATCCCCGCCCAGAGTGATCGTTCTTGCAGTAGTCCAGCGGCCAGCGGTTCCGGCGCTGCCCGTCACGTTACCCGTCACGCTACCTGTCACGTTGCCGATAAGAGCGGCTGTCACCGTTCCGGCTGTGAAATTACCGGAGCCGTCACGCTTGACGATAGTGCTGGCAGTGTTGGCGTTAGTCGCCGCGTTGGCTGCCGTGACCGCACTGTTAATGTCTGTGTGCGTGCCGCTGACTGCGCCAGTTACGTTAGGAAACGTCGCCTTCACCGTGCTCTTCAGCAATCGAATGTGGTTGTCGCCGTCGCTAATGTTGTCAGAGCTTGTGGGGTTTGACGCCACCAAGCCGTTGATGAATGTGCTGGATTCTAAAGCCATTATTTTTTCACCTTGTTCATAATGCCAATCGCACCTCTAACCCCAAACGAAGCTGCGATAACGATAGACAATCCCGTTTGATACCACTGCGGCATGGTCTCCAAAACAACAAAACCTTCACGGACATAAGGCACGGCGCTAGGAATAAAAGCCAATATCAAAGGTATGCTGAATAAAATTGTTAGCCACTCATCTTTCCAGCTTTGATTACTAGCCCGTGCCATTGCGGTTTCCCAATCAGCCGCGCTTTTGGCTTGGGTCTTCATCACAGAAGCTTCCGCTTCCGCTTTCGCTTTAGTCTTTGCGGTCTTACCCTCTAACCAAGTTTTGCCTAACTCAGCTACTGGCCCTATGACTGCTGTGAGTAAACTCATACCGCTACCCCGCTGGCTAAAAGACCGGCAAACACCGTCATACCGATCCAAAAAAGGCGCTCGCCTTTTGAAAGCGTGAAACCCTGTACGGCGCTCTGCTGTTCAAGCTCACCAACGCGCTCATCCAGATCGTTGACTTCTGTATGCATCCGCTCATTGTTTTTTAAAATTGTCGTCACCCGCTCTTCGATACGCGCCAAGCTAATAAGCGCATCGTTTATCGAGTCGAGCTTCGACTCGAACTTATCTAGTCTGGTTTCGACATCCATCAGTACGTCCATATGACTGCGTCGTTTTCGCGGGTGTCGACGTGCACAAACGTGTTCGCTATGCCAATGCCTTTAAAACCCAACGCGATTGCGTTTTTAACAATCGTAAATCGCTCGACTCCATTGCGTACTTTGATGTCTGCAGCGTTTCCAAATGTGTGCCGCCCAGGCTTTTCTTTTGCTGCCTCGATACTGTGAAGCGGTGAGCGGTAGCCAGAAGTAACGATAAATGGAAACCCACAAACACCCCTTAAATCGTCGAGCGCAGACACGAAGTCATACCGGATCTCATTCTCGCCGGTCTGCTGACACACGAAGTCCTCGATGTCGAAATATCGAAAATCCATAAGGCTCCAAAGGTTTTTGAATGCTGTCGCCGGACGGCGGTGTAGCAGGCTAGATGTTGTCGATTCTACTGAAAGTTGTTTCTAAATCAAAGGCTTATGACCAAGGTGTGCCTGTACCCGTTGTCGGATTTGCTTGTGCTGTGATACTCGCCTGTAAGCTGGCCTCTAGCGCGTCTTTGTCCACGCCGTTCGCGTGACACCAATCGATGACGTTGGCCTCAGTTACTGAAGCGTATTCAATCCACCCAGCTTTCGACGAATCGGGTGTAAATCCGCAAGTGCCGTAGCTGGTTGCGGCGTAATCGGTATCGCCAATCTTCTCAGTAGCGTTCACGCGCCAGTGCGCCACGGTAATTCCGTCCGTGGGATCTGCGAGCGTTCGTTCGCACTCGCTGACTGTCCATGTAATTGTTGCCGCCATTTTTATTCTCCTAAAGCGTTAGCAGCTTCAGCCGCTGTTTGTGCCGCTTTCGCAGCGTCAGTGAAATAAATATCTGCTAAAGCCTTCACTTCATCCGTCTCGCCGGACACGTCTGAATTAGGGCTGACGACGTGACGATGAAATGATCTGCTGATCTCAACATCATCTTTTGCAATGATCGTCGCAGTACGCACTTGCAGCACCTTGTAGGTGCCCGCGTCTACGATTTCGATCTTGTCTTGTACAACCGATTCGCTTAGCTCTGCCATTGTTTATCTCCGTATTGGCGTTGGACTGTCCGACCCTAGAATCCACTAGCGTTATTATGATGTTCGATAGTTAATGCTTAGATACATGTCTTGAGCATTATTAGAGTTGATATGCGAAGAGTTGAGTTGTACATAAGTACCTTGTGCTGCCCAAAACGGTTGAAATCTAGCGGAGCCGTTTCCAAGGAAACAAATCAAGGTATGTGCGCCGCTGGGCGCAGTTAAATTTCTATACAATATAGACCCAGAGGCAGAGCCAACGGCAGCAAAAGGTAGTCCTGTCAACTCAAGCGTTCCTGTTGCGTTTGGCAGTGTAGTCGCGGTATATCCGTTAATGCTAACCAGATTGCCGACTTTTACATATTTGAACTCTGTATTTGTTGAATTAGCGGTTCCACCTGATCCACTCCAAGTCAAAGTGCAGACTCCCTCTTCATAGTCCGACAAGGTTTCAGATGACATACCAGAAGCATTAGCATTTGCGCTAAAGTTGACACCGCCTGACAGGTAGAGGTCTTTGAAGCGTGAAGTAGAAGATCCTAAGTCAATAGCGTTATCAGCCGCCGAACCGTTATCTCTAGGTTCGATGTACGAACCAAAGAAGGTTAACCCTGATTTGCCGGTGGCAGGATTGCCTTGAATGTACATGCTGCCACTTGTAGAACCCAACGAGCCTATGACTGCATTTCCTTTGTGTAAGGTAATTAGGTGACCGTCATCGGTAAGGCGGTTTACGTTAATAGGCGTTCCACCATCTCTTATGAAATCAGCAACAGTCCCGCGCAAAGCAATACCGGCGGTGCCGAATGCATCGCTACTCTTCCCCACCAGCACATGTTCATCACTCGTTATGGTGATCGCTGTGGCATTCCCGCCATCGACAATGCTAGGCGTGCTGGAAAGTTCGTTTGGGACTTTGGTTAGTGCCATAAGTTATTCTCCTAAATTGCTGCAATGATGAAGGCGAGAAGTTCGCTGTAGCGCACACCTAAGCGCGTCTGCTCACTACCATCGTCGTTAGTCCATGTATCGCTGCAAAACATTGCGTAGCGCCCAGCGTCTAAGCCTTCGGCTTCAAATGATGCTTTCAGATCTTGGGCTACGATCCCTACGTGGATACGAGCATCGTCGCCTTTTTCCTCTACAGCAGACTTCCAACGGTACTTGCGTAGTAAACCTTTAGCCGCAACTGCCACACGCTTCTCAGCGTCTGACAGTTCTTCAATGTCCTGCTTTTCATTTCGGTCAGAAGTGTTGATCGTGCCGTTGCTGGCGAAAATATTATCGAACCTTTCGGAAGACGCGCCTAAGTCGGTTACGTCATCTGTAGTTGCGCCTTGACGAGTTGGCAAAATTGCATCTGTGGCAAAGGTTAATCCAGCATGGTTGCTAGCCTCGCCTGAGATATAGACGTTGTTGGTGCCAGATACGCCAATACTACCTATGTCTGCACCGTCTTTTCTAAGTATTACAATATCGCCATCGTTCGTTTTTCTATTTAGATATAGAGTAGCGCCCCCGTCTCTTGAACACTGTAATTCACCAAAATTACGAATAGAGATACCTTGTACGTTGTTGCTGACAGGCGCAAAGTTCGTGGTGCCAAAAATCGTGTTACCACCAGTTAGGCGCATGACTTCGCCCGTTGAGTCGCCTAAACGCAAATCTGCGGAAGAGGTCGTTACGTCGTTACCGATGAATGCCCAATTGTTTTGCGGCTGGTTATAAAACCGCAGTCCGTAATTTGCGTCGTAAGCTATAGCGACTTCGCCGGCAACATCTAGCCCAACGCGGGGTATACGCCCGATGCCAACTTTAGTGCCAACGACATTCATCGCAACAGTCCCAGAGCCGGTGCCTGTTCTGAAGTTTATCTTCTCGTCTGCACCATGCGCCCAGAAGTCGAGATCACCGTCAGATGTGAGAGCAACAATGCCAAGCTCACTGCCGTTGTTGAGGCGAATGTGCTGATTCGTGGTGGTGATGTTGAGCGCGTCTGATGAGTGAGCGGCGACACCAATGCCCACTCTGTTAGCAAACGTAGCCGACTCGTCATCGTTAAGCGTGATCGCCGTAGCGTTGCTGTTGTCAACTATGCCGGTGCTAAGGAGACCACGGCTGACTTTGGTTAGTGCCATCAGATCGTCTCCGCTGCATCCCGCTCAGTGCGAGTTTTGTAGTCGCTTCTGGCAGTAACAAGCGCCACAAAGTCTGCTTGGTTACTCGGTATGGGATCGGTGAAGCTATCGTCGTTCATCAACTTCGCAGTCCACTCTTGTTGCATACGCTTCCAACAATTAGCTTTCTTGCCGACCATTGCTGATTGCAGCCAAGCGTCGATATCAAGCAAATCGTTTAGAAGAATTGCTTGCTCTGTGTCTGTTACTTCGACGGTAAGTGTGATCGTCGCCATTCTATGCCTCTGTGTTTAGGTAAATTGTTAAAAGCTAACCGAGCAAGTAACCCGAAAATTGCGTGTAACTCACATCCCCCGAAACGTCAGCTTGAGCGGAGCCGCCGCCTTGGTTGACCGTCACGGATGCGTCATCACCCGCATCCATGTCGGCAGTGATGCTAATTGGGAAAGCCCAATAAACGGGGTCAGCGGAGAGCCTGTTCAAGCTATAGACTGCGCGATACAGTCGATTTGAGGTAAAGATTGAAACGATGTAGTAGTTTGCCGACGAATCAATGTTGTCAATTCTGATGTTCGCGGATAGCTGGTACTTTCCAGACACTGGCGCGTAAAAATAATTCGAAGAAAAATTACTGCCTACGTCAAAAACTTCGGTCGTCCAAGTCACGACAGTATCCAAGTTAATGGGGATATTGTTTTGGTTAGCAGCTTTAGTAACCAAGAACGCAGGCTGATGCGGTTTTGTGACTGCGCCTGCGGATGAAATTCGCATGCGTTCTGTGCTGTTAGTCCAAAACTGCATTGAGTCATCAGTGTGCGCATAACTAATCAAGCCAGCGTACTCACCTACCGTAGCCGAATTGTCGCCCATGTAAATTCTGCTCAACCCAGTAGTGGTTGATTGCAGTGAAAGTGCGGCTATTGCTTGAGTGTTATTACCAACGGTTAGCATTCGGTTGGGAGAGCTGTTTGCGATGCCGACGTTAGAAGAAGACCCTTCTACAAACAGCGCATGAGTGTTTGCGTCCGACTCAACGCGGAAGTCTAGGTCTTTTGACTCATTGTTTATGATTAATTCGCTTTCGCGTATGTCAATTCGACTTTGAAGCTCGCCGCCTACCATTGTGTTAATAAACACTCTGCCATCTTCAGAACCGTCAGACGCATCAACAATCATTGATCCGATGACACCGTAATCTACGTCCTGAGAATTATCGTTACGACCCATGAGGGTTATTTTCCCCAGTTGGTCGTTATCTGCTGGAGACGCAGAGTTTCGGTACATCTTCAAATTAGGTGCAACGGCAGCATCAGCATCCGTTGAAGTTAGCGTCAGATTGTCGGAGTTGTCGGCAGTAGTAAAAGTTGCAGAAGTGCCTGTTAGTGCCCCAGTAACAGCCAAAGCCCCAGGCGTCGTTAAATCACCTGACAGTTTTGCGCTGGTGATCGTGTTATCCACCGGCACGTTGATGTCGGTCTGCGTAAGAGTCATAACCTCAACCGCGCTACCGCTTGGCGGGGCAGTTGAGAACGTCAGCGTAGACCCAGAGATCGAGTAGGTGTCTTTGTTTTGGTACACGCCGTCCACGAATACCTGAGTGTTGTTCTCATTAATAGGCGCAATCGACAACGTTAGTGTGGTGTCAGATCCGTCGCCGGTCATACTATCGATGTTTAGATTTGACCCACTGACCGCTGCGGCAATCGAGTAAATCAGTATGGCGTTACCGTTAGCGGGGGCGGCGCTAAACGTAAGCGTTGTAGTGCCGCCAGACGTGGCGATGCTGTAGGCGTCCTGCTGCTGGAATATACCCTCGATAAACACCAACAAATTGTTTTCGCTGGATATGGTTTGACTGAGCGCGTAGGCCGTAGTCGATCCGTTGCCGGTAAAACTGTCAGTCGTGAAGGTGTTAGTGCCTCCACCGCCACCGATTGCGCCCCATGCATCTGTGTAGCCTTCAAACTGTGCAAGGCTAGAGTTGTAGCGGAATCGTCCCGCTGCGCCAGTTGGACGCTGCGCGGTGGTGCCAACGGGCACATGAAGCGCGTCGGTGTTTGCACCGGCATCCAAAGACACAGAAGGGGTGGTGTCGTTGACGCCGATGCGGTTGTTGGTGCCGTCAACAGTCAGGACATTGGTGTCAAATGTCGTTCCGGCTGCGCCGTCCGAGCCGTCTGCACCAGCCGCGCCAGTAGCGCCTTGAGGGCCGGTTGCGCCTTGAGGGCCAGTGGCACCTGTAGCGCCGGTTGCGCCCTGTGGGCCAGTTGCACCCTGTGGGCCAGTTGCTCCTGTTGCACCGTCAGATCCGTCGTTGCCTGCTGGGCCTTGTGCGCCCGTTGCTCCTTGGGGGCCAGTAGCGCCCGTAGCACCCGTAGCGCCGTCTGACCCATCGGCTCCATCGGCTCCATCGTTGCCCGCTGGGCCTTGGGCACCCGTTGCTCCTTGAGCGCCAGTTGCGCCAGTGTCGCCACGCGGCACAGTGATCGTGTTGGTTGAACCGTCGAACGATACGTTTGTTCCCGCTGCGCCGGTTGAGGTGTTTAGGTTCTGAATCGAAGTCGCAGAAGCTGCTGCGGCGGTTGCAGAAGTTGCAGCGTTAGTCGCGGAAGTTGCTGCGTTAGTCGCAGAAGATTCAGCACTGGACTTCGCTGTTTCGGCTGCTGCTTGTGCTGCTTCTGCTGCTGCTTGCGCGGCTAGCGCGTCGGCATCAGCAACGTCTTGTACGTCAGTTCCAATGTGTTCAAAAAAAGAGGCCATGTCTTAATATCCTAATTGAACCTGTGACGAAGCCCCTGCGTACTCACTGCTTTTCGCGTGCTGTAAGGCTCTGCCCATCGCGCTTTGATATGCGCCTTCCCAACGGGAACTATCACTACCTAAATAATTAGCGGCCTCCACCAGCGTGCCGTATAGATAAAGCTCTGGGGCAGTTTGAAAAATTGAGTTGGTAGTGCTGCTTGCTGAAAGGTTTGGAGGAGTGAAGTAGTAAATCATCCGCAACGTGTCGCCGGTTACTTGCGTCGGTATTGGAAACAATCGAAATTTAGATTGCTCTCTAGCAAAGTATTCTGGTGCAACACCAGTTCGCTCTGCGTAACTGTGAAGCTGTGTGAGAGAGACGCGAGATAACGGAGTGTAATTCCAGAACAGATCCTTGACCTCAAGATAGTCGCTGGGGATCGTTGCGTAGCCGTCAGACCCAAGAGTCAGATCGGCTGTCTTTTCGTTAATCGGCGCTCTAAGCTCATGGAAGATTCGGTTCTCCGCAAGCTCAATAAAACTAGGTATGACAGACGTTAGATCTTCTCTGTTTAGCCAATCGGCTACAGAAACTTTTAACCCGTCGTATGTGGAAAGACTCATAACCTACCGCCCCTCGTTCTCAAATACGCATACTCAGGCGAGTTCAGCTTTTTCTTTATCTTTTGCTGATCTTCGTAAGTCGGAGCCATCATGTTGATGCCTTCCTTCATCCACTCCATCACAACCACAGCGGGTATAGACGCAACTCTTGCGGTATCGCCCCATTTGGCGTGCTTATCAACCTCGTTAGCGTCTCGAATGTTTTGGGAAATTATGGGCGAGATGTCCTGCGTGTGCGCCACATGCAGTTTGTCTTCCATCTCATCGTGGACTATGTGGGATTTTAAATCAGACATATATAACTCTGTGTAGGTGTAACCCTTTCTTGTTGTATTCGTAGGCGTAGAAAAGGGTGCCTCCCCCCGAAGGGGGAGACTTGCTCAGGGGATATGAGCAAACCTTACGCAGTTAGCGCGTCGATCTTGCCGCTCGCCTTGTCGTTTTCACAAACCAAGGTTAGCTCGGTTAGCATCTGACGCTTGTCGCTGTCGCCGGTTTTAGCCAGTACAACAGTTTGCATCGGACGCAACACAGCGCGTGACCAATACTCGGTATCCAGCACTAACACAGTGTTAGCGTCGAGGAAGCGATTAGGAACAACAGACACCTGACCGAAAGGTGAGATGATGATGTCCACTGCGTTTACCAGCGTTGTGCCAGTGGCGAAATCACGCTGACGACCTGATGCCGTTGCGAAACCTGCAACCGTTACAGAATGCGAAGGAGTTACTTGAACCTGGTTAGGTTCACCACCTTCTTCAAAACACTTTTGCAAAACGTCTAACAACAAGGCCTCCGTGAACGCACGGTTTGAGCCTGCTGTGTTAGTCGTTGCTGAAGCAATTTGGTTCGCGGCAGAAGTTAACTGACGAGCAGTTGACCCGTTACCAGCAGTTCCGGCTTGACCAGCGCCGACGAACGAATGCTCAATGTCGCGCTTGATTTCCTTGCCGGCTTTAGCAATAGCGTAAGCCAGATCGCTAGTTCGGCCATAGGTTCCTACAGCTTCAGCGGTTCCAGAAACTTGGACTACCTTGTCAAAGATTTGCGTGTTAGCAGTTTTTACGGTCTGAGTGATCGTAGAAGCTGTACCCGCATCTGCGCCTTCGACGTTGGCATTTGTTGCGACAGCCGCCAATTCATCTTGAAGCCATTGATGCAGCGTAGCTGCGGCGGTTGAAGTTCCAATGCTAGAAAGCATGGGGGTGTTAGTCGGAGAGATATCATAAATGATGTCTTCTACGTCTTCGCGCTTACCTACCTGTGTGTAGGTCTGAAGTGTGCCTGATACAGTTGGCATTTTAAGTCATCCTATTCAAGAGGGCGGCTGCTGCGTCATCTACCGTGCCAGTCTTTCTTAGTCGCTCCCGTGTTTTACGGGCGCTTTCGGATTGAACCGCTTTGCTAGAATCCGCTTTGCCACCAGACAAAGTTTTAGTAGGTGACGGCTTAACTTTCTTTTTCGCCGTAACCTGTTTTGCCTGATCGAACAACATGGCCTTATATAAAGCTGTAACAACTCGATGGTCAGCGACTTGGTTAAACTCCTCCGCGCTTACACCTAATTCCTTTTGAGCATAATCCCCGATCTTGTAATACAAGTCGTTTGTCCAGTTGGGGATATTGGTTTTCAAAACAGTCAGACTTTCAGCCGCAGCTTCTTTGTGGGCTTGCTCGTTCTGTTGCTGTTGTTGTTCCTGAAACTGTTCCGCCTGCGCCTGTATATAGTTGTAGGTGGACTGAGTTTGCTCAAAAGCAGCTTTAGCCTGCTTGTACTGATCAGGATTCTCTATCGCTACTGCTTCCCAGTTCACACCCTGAAAGCGTGAAAGGTCTGCATTTGCGGCAGATAGAAGTGCATTCATGGTTGCCTGAGTCTGTTCGGTTTGGGCTTCAAAAGCCTTCCGCTGCTCTGCGACCGCTTGCGTCTTCTTGGTGTAGTCACTTTGTCTGAGATAGCCAAGTTTCAGTTCTTCGGCAGTTAGGTTTTCGCCATCTACCTCAAACGTCATCTCCTCAGATTGTTCCTCCTCAGAATCATCGGTTGGGTCTTCTTCGACCTCCTCATCTTTGGCGGCTTCTTCTGATGCCTCTTCAGACTCTACGTCTACAGTTTCGGCTTCGTCAGCCTCTTGATCTGACTCTTCCTCACTTTCGGGCTGTTCCAATTCGGATTCCAAAAGCGCGGTTAATCTATCGATCTCGCTTGAACCAGTGGAGTCCTCTGAGGTTTGTTCCGCTGATTCGTTTTCTACTTCAGACATTCTACTCACCATCTTGTTGCTTGCGCAACTCTAAGTTGTTGATTAATTGAGCAAATTGCTGCACAAACATCTGGCCTGATTTATACATAAGATAGAGCCTTTCACGCTCTTGCTCCGCTTCAGCCGGTGTTTGCAATATCTGATCCACGATCCCCTGATTCATCATTTGAAACGCTTCGTTGAACACTGCTGAGTTCAGCATCGCGCTCGCTGCGTCCGCTTTGCCTTGTATCTCGTTCATCTCCATCGATTCCAATTCGCTCATTTTTCAAGTCCTCTTTAGGTTGCTTTACTTTGGTTCGCCTTTTTCTAGGCTTCTTTTCAGAAACAGAAGCAGCGGATTGCTGCTCCCTATATTCCGAAAACTCTTTGAAGGCTTGCTTCACGTTTTTATGAGCAACCTTTTTCTGCGCTATGGCTTTTTTTAAAAAACCGTTGAATCGGGAGATATCACTCATTAGCCGATACTCACGTTGCGGTTTTGCGTTTTCTCAAGACTTAACTCCGCTTCGTCCATCTTCATCTGGTGCTTCAGCTTCTCAGCGTCCATCAACAAACGAGAGTCCTCTGTTTCTTCTTGATGCTCTTGCTTATCGCGCTCCACTACGCTGCGGTTTTGCTCCTTCATAATGTCAAGCTCAAGTTGGCCTTCCTGCACGCTTACTTGCCGTTGCAACATTTCAGCTTGAAACTCAATCTGCTCGATCTGCATTTGCTCTTGGCGTTGAGCTTCTTCTTGCTGCTGTTGCTGCTGCTGCTGTTGCATCTGCTGGAACTCTGGCGAGTTCGGATCTGCCAGATAAGCAGCCGCATCTTTTATGTTCAAAAGATCAAAGGCTCTACTGATCATGGCGTGCCGCTGCTGCTGACCGTACAAACCGCCCAGCGTTGGGTCTTGCGGGTTAGACGTGAACTGCGTGTCTAGGCTCAACAACATCTGAGCCTCTTTTGCCTGCTCGTCAGGCGTCAGCGCAACCGCAACCGTCATTTCAGTACGGTCACCAAGGAAGGCGGGGTTCACTGGGACAAACTGACCGTCTAGCTGTAGCAGCTTCTCCTCACTCTCGTACTCAACAGCGAGCCGATACAGATCGTGCATTAACGGTTTTAGGAAGTTCTCAGCCAAGTTACGCGCCATGATCATCACGCGACGATTACTTGCGTTCATAAACGTGGTTATTAGATCGCTAGAGTTCTGTTTGCTAATCGCCGTTGAGTCCATACCTCGACTCATACGACTTGATCCAGAACGCGCTTCCTTCTCTTGTTCAAAATTTTCAATCGCGGTGTAGACGTTGCCGTTCAACTGCGGGGTGGGTAGAGGACGAACTACCGCCTCTGGGTTTGGTGAGTTCACATCGATAACCGCACCAACGCGGTTGTCCAACAAATCTCTTGGATTTTTTACCAATGAAAGGTTGGCAACCCAACGACTTGTTGTTGTTAAGAACAAATGATCGACTACGCCACGCTTTAACGATGATTGCGTTTTCTGCAAGTCGCAAAGAACGTCAGCTAGGCTCATCCCGTAAAAGCGATGCGGTAACGGAAAAGGGCAGAAACTACGGAACGGCATTTCGCTGACCATCTCAACGTCCAGCATTACTTGACGGCTGTGAATTACCTTGTAATAGACGCACTCGTTCATTTCTGCGTCATGCTTCTTTATATAAGACTCGTACAACGTAACGTACTCCCTGTCCCTGGAGTCGTTTATGCCGGTAGAGTCTTTGCGGAAGCTGTCTACAGAGTCCCGCCCCAGCGAACCGTCTTCTCTTAAAATCTCATCTTCATCAAGACGATCTACAATCGACTGGTCAAACCCTTCCGAGAGCAGTTCTCCGCGAGTCCTAGCCATGCGGTGAGAGCAGAAATCACTGGTCTCTATGTCTTTAGCGCGTGGGCTAATCAAGAAGTCTTCTGGCTCTACCGTTTCAACACACACTTTACTGGTGTTGATTCTTTTATGAGCTACGCCAGATATCGACATCTCGGAGTATTCAACGCCAGATGCTTCATCAACAATCGCAACCATCTCTTCTGCCACCTCAACAGGCGTCATAGACGGGTCGGACATCATCACGTTGAATTCAGCTTCGCTGATCCCTTCAAACTCCATCGTTTCGTAGCGATAATCGTTTTTCCAATACCGTTTCACGATGCCGGTCTTAGCAACCAGTGCGTCATGGATGACAGAAGCTAAAATGTTTTGCCCGTCGTTCTGGCGGTAAAAGTTATAATTGACCCACGCTGTAGCCATGCGTGCGCCCATCACGTCTTCGGGGCTTTGCGCGTCAAAACGGCAGATGTTCTTGTCCGCACTGAAGGTTTCAAGCAGTAAAGCCTTAACACCCTCTACCGCATCGAAGACATCCATCGAAACGTGCTGGCTGCGACCACGGATCTCGTTGCCCATTGGCTCGCCGTAGTAATACCTATGACCTTTATCCCGTTGCTCACCTACTTCGCTGTTTGCATAGGTGTCAGCGCTGTCAATATTCTGCTCAAGCGTACTAAGCAGTTCTTTTTCATCAATAGTCGTAATCATGGCTTGTGTAAGCTCCTGTTCGTGTGCCGACGTTGTCCCGCTCTGCTTGATTCTGACCAAAACGAGTCACACTAATTGCGGAATAGCGTGTCGCGTCCATCAGGTCATCAAATTCTTTGTGAATTTTGCCTTTTTTGCGGTGATACCTTCTAAATTCCTCGAACCAAGGTAGTAAGTTTTTGAAAACCTTCAATCTGCCCGTGCGAAACCTCTCTAACATCTCCATTAAGGCCGGTTCGACATAGTTTGTGCCGTCTGGATTGGTGAATTTGCCAATCATCAGCACACCAGCCTCTAAATACATTTCAGCCAAGGTCTTGCCACTGCCTTTTTCTGTGGAATCGCCGTCATGGGGGTAGATGCAAGGGATATCCTTACCCCTGCTCTTTATGGCAGCGGCGTGTATCGCCGGAACTTCGTCCGCTTTCTTGTATACGTCATAGACGTATATCGTGTCTGAGTCTGCGTTGTAGGCTGTCCACACCACCGTGGTTGGGTGAGTGATGCCGAAGTCAATCGCGCATAGTTTTTTGTAGTGCGCCGGTATTTCAAACGGATCACACTTCACAGCTTCTTCCGCGATTGGGAAAACCATACCCTCACCCAAAACAGGTATGCCTTTTGACCGCATATCTCGTTGATACTCAGGAATAGCAGCCAGTAGCTGCTCTTTCGTATCCTCATCTAAATGCTTTGCATCATCCCAAGTTGCATTTGCCAGGTGCTGACCTTTGGCGCGATTGTCCATGAACTGACTGACAAGCTCAGTGACACCATTTTCGGGAGTGAATGTCATCACTACATACCCACCCTTGCCATCGTTACCAGTGGCTGTGCGGGTGAGGCATTGTGGGTAGATCGTTGGGTCTACCGGCTCTTCGTCGATCCAGATGAAGTCTTGGCTCGAACCCATCAAGACGTGCTGGCCTTGAGTGTAGCTTTTGAAGCTGACCGTGCTGGTGTTTCCGTTAGCGTGTCTCACGGCAACATCTCTTGGAAGTCGGGGAGTACCCATAGCAGGCGTTACTTGATACACCAATCTTTGTGGGATCAAACCAGAGCCGTCAAACCTTCCGTCGCCAAGGTAGGCACCGAATAACTCTTTCACAACCACGTCTCGTAGCTGTTCGCCGGAGACACCCAAACACCACAAGCTAACAGGTCGAGTGAATTTGACCCCTGCCCACCAATCTGGGTACTCGCCTGTGAGGTGGAACGCTACCTCTAAAGCCATGCTGGCAGTTTTGCCGACACGGTTTGCAGCCATTAACAACCTTTGCTTGTTGTCCTTACCAGATTTGTAGAACTCGGATTGCCACGGGTACGGTTTGAAATACTTCATGCGGTTTTCGCGCTTGTGCCGTTTTACCAGTTCAATCGCTTTTGCCAATTCTTCCGCTTTTTCTTTTTGACCTTCGGTCAGTTCGGGAGTCTCTTTTTGCGAAGTCACTTCTGCCATAAAAAAGCCCCAAGTATGTATCTCAATATATGGGCCCGTACCCGCCCCTGCCGGAGTCCCGATTTTGCGAAGCCTAACAACTCCGCTAAGGCGCATAGGGGTTGAGGGGGGCCGGAGGGTATAGGGGGCCAGCCGGTAAGCCCGTCCGGCGGCATGAGTGCGCCGATAGCTGCACCAAACACACCGCAAACCCTTACGGCGCAGGGCGTTAGGGCGGATGCCGCATCCGGCGCACCGTTAAAGGGAGGCAGGATCGACACCCGCATCAATCAGCGTTTGCATTGCACGCTGTACGTTATGGTCGTGATCGTGGCTGATGTGGCCTGATACGTCATGTTCTTGTCTATCGCTCCAGTTGGCCCTGTCGCGGTTCTTCAAGTAGAACTGGGCCGCCTGCACGTTTGGGCGGTCAGGGTCTGTAGCGGCCTGATATAGGCTGCTGGTCACCGCTTTGATACCTTCGGCGCGTCCTTCTCTAAGGGCGCACCCAAAACCATCACTATCTTCTCGCTTGCGTCGATCAATGGTTGACGGGCTAACGCCCAGAGCTTGTGCGATTTGTATCTCACTCATTCCCTGCGCCGCTAATCGTTTGACCTGATTCAAATCGAAATCTATGGGTAGCCGTGCCATCTATGCCCTTTCGCGTGTAAATGTGAACCGATTATGCCACCCAACGCCCCGCCTAACCTACTGAAAAACAACACAAATAAAAGAAATATCAACCTTTTTGATTTTGAGAGTTGATTTGTCAACTACTGGTTGATAATCTCTTAGGCGTTCAATAAGTAACCAAAGGAAAAAACCAATGAGCAGAGCAATAGTGATCACAGTAAAAACGGTTTACGGGGTTGAGACCGTGTACCCAGTTTGCGAGGACGCCAAGCTTTTTGCGGCTATCGCAGGCACCAAAACCCTCACCCTCGACACTCTCGAAAAAGCCAAAGCCCTTGGCTATGAGCTGATCATCGAGAACCACTCGAAGCTCGCACAAGCACTGGGGGCATAAACATGCGTTACATAATACTTGCCAGCACTTGGTACGCGATAACGGCGCTGCTTTTAATTGTCGCTATCGCCAGCGGTGCCACTCCTTACGCTTTCGCTTTTGCTGTAACGATATCGGGGTTGGCCTTGGCGGCTACCGTTGTCGCCGGTCTCTGTATCCGATTCCTAGGGGGTGAGGAATGATCGTCGACACCATCACCAGCGCGGGTCATTTCCGCGACAAATTCCACGAAATGGGCCGCAGCAATAACTTTAGTTATGAGGGTCTGGGTGCTTTGTTCGAGTGGCTCGATGATCTGAGCGACTCAACCGGCGAGCCTATCGAATTGGACGTTATCGGGATCTGCTGTGAGTTCTCCGAATACGCCAGCGTGGAGGAATGCTGCGAGCAGTACGACAGCGAGCAGTTCCGCACGTTAGACGATCTTGCCGACTACACCTTAGTCATTCCGCTGCCCTGCGGCGGCGTGATCGTGCAGGACTTTTAAGCGTGAATAGCACGCAACGGCGACTCAAACGCCGCGCACAACAAAAACGGCGACGCGCACTGCGCCGCTTCTTCGATACTTCTCTTTTAATAGTTCCAGCGATGGCCCTTTGGGCGGGAATCGTTGTGGCTTTCGTTCTTCAACTCTCAGCGTAATAAGGAAAAAACAATGAGCGACAACCGACAAAAATATATCGACAAAGTCCGCAAGCTTTTGAGCATGGCACAACACAACGCCAGCAATGAAAACGAAGCAGCGACAGCACTACGGCAAGCCGAGAAGCTCATGCGTGAGCATGACATCGCACATTCAGAGCTTGAAGCGAGCAAGTTGCGAGCCGACGACATGATGCGCGGCGATACCGACGAAAGCCGGAATAGTAAATGGGTGTGGGGTTTAGCGTGGGCTGCGGCAAACGTAACCGACACCAAGCCGACGAAACAAAAGGGGCATATCCAATTCGCGGGAGTGACCGAGGACGTGCAAGTCGCGCTGATGTTTTTCGATTACCTCACCAACGTGGTGGAACGATTAGCCAAACAATATGAAGGCACCCGATCTCAGCGTAACGCCTTCAAGATGGGCGCGGTAATGGCGATAGGCGAATCCGCTAGAAAGATTCAGCGCGAAAGGCGCGAAGCATTCGCACAAGCGAACACAACCGGCACCGATCTGGTTGAGGTCAAAGGCGCGTTAATAGAAAAAACTTTTGGCTTGCGTTACGCCAAAGCGCGGTCTTTCAACGTGTCGAGCATGACCAGCTACAACGCTGGATTAGCCGCAGGCGCGAGGGTCTCGCTAGCCGGACAAGTTGGCAACACCAAACGCGCCTCGATTCGATAGCTAAAGCGTCAACGTACCAAGGAAAAACTATGTACAAAGACTCAGATTTTGAATTTGTAAAAGCGGACAAAACCCAAAAGTTTTCAGATGTGTTGCAAATGATAAAAGCGACACACCCTGAGCTAACCCGTGAAGAAAAAAAGGATCGTGCGAACAAGCTGCACCACGAAGAAAGCAAAGCAGAATACTTTGTCAGCCCGATGTTCCAAGTAGCCAAGAGAATCTTGGGTGAAGATGACCACGGGTTCGGCAGCGAATGCACATACCTAAGCATCAAGCGCCATGATCGCGAGCCAATAGCAGATTGGCGGGCAATGCAAAAAATTAAAAACGCTATTTGCGGGCCGGATTGGGAGGGTATCGAAATATCCCCCGCCGAGTTTCGGTTGGTGGATACCGCCAATCAATACCATATGTTTTGTTTCGACTCAGTGATTCCGATCTACGTTTTCACAAGGCGGCATGTGTTCACTGCTGAACAAACGGAAGCGCGAAACGAAAAAGTAAGCCGTTTAAAAAACGGCAAAGACTTTACAACGAAGCAACGATAGCTGAAGCGGTAGCGTCGAGCGCACCGCCGAGGTGGTGCGTTCCGCGATGCCGTTTCGGTGTCACCAATAAATAAGGAGATTGGAATGGTCGAAATTAAATCAGAACGCGAGCTTGCCGCTTTTTTGTTAGGCGTCACCGTAGGGCATGATTTTGATTGTAGTGTCGAATCGTTGACAGAGGACTCAATGATTTTTAGTGATTATGAGTCGCTGTCTGTTTTTGTGTCTAAAGGCGAACCCATCCACGGTGAAGGCGATTGTATGAAAGGACATTTCGCGGTGACAGGGGCCGCTGTGGAGGCCCAAAAAGACGCAAAGCTTCAATGGGAAAAATGGGCAAAGCATGAAGCCGAGAAACCCACTAAAAAGGTGAAAAAATGAAAAAAGTAGTACCTCCAGTCTTCAAGACTTTAACGAAAACAATGATCGAAAAAGGCAACCCCGATTGCTGGGGCGAGCTTGCCACGTTTGCGCGTTTGTTCGGTGTCGATTTCGACACACTCGAAAACGGGCAGCGCGTCGAGGTGCCGCTGGCGTTTATCGATGGCAGCGAGAGCGTCATCCGCTTTTACCGAGTGACGGGCAAAGGTGGACGCAAAGACAAGCGCTACAGCATCCCCGCCGCAGACCTACGCGCACAAGCAAGCGTCGGCGATACCATCGCTTTCACGTTTAAAATTGACAACCAAGGCAAAGCAATAATCTGTGCTAACGTCACGCGACAACCTGAGTTTGTCAATTTGACAACCGACAATCTCGATGTATCGGCTTTGGAGGCGCACCTGTGAAAATATCTCTACACCTTGATAGCGACGAAATAAAGCAGCTAACACATACCTACCAAAAAAGCTTTTTGCACTGCCAGCCTGACCGATTTGAAATGATCAGGACGGTTATCGATGGCGTCAATAAATCAACGCCGCATAGTATTAGCGAGGTAGACCCCAACGGCGATGGGTGGCTTGCGTGGATAGAAGGCGAAAGCTACATCTTTGCAAAAATTTATGCCGAGTGGTGCGCTACGCACCAAACAGGGCATAAGATATTCATATTGTGGGACACATCCGAAGACCATAGCGGCTGGGTTGTATGGTCTCCCCAAGAATCTGAGGCGTAAAAGGCGCTAGGCACAGGGGCACAGGCTAGGCACAGGTTGACATTCTCAGCCTGTGCCTTTTTTTTCGAGCAAAAACAATGACTTAGACCATTAGGCACGGGTGGCACGGGTGGCACGGGCTATTTTCCAATTCGCTGGGGGGAGTGTGTAAGGGGCCAGTAGGCACGGCGGCACGCCTAAACGTACTACTCTTATATATTTCCCCTAATAAAAAAGAAAATAACCCGTGCCTGCCGTTCCTTACACGCTAGACCCCGTCACATAAGGGTTTTTTAGGCACAGGCTCCGTTTTTGAACCCGTGCCTAACCCGTGCCTTTTGGCCTAACCCGTGCCTAACGTCAACCTTTGGTTAATTATGCCTCGCACAAGGTAGGCACAGGCTCGCATCGTCCGAACCCGTGCCTAACCCGTGCCTTTTGGCCTAGCCTGTGCCTAACGTCACCCGCTGGCCCCAGATCGCCAAGAAAATGCAAAATTTGAATTTTTTTATAAAATTGAAAACTCAAAAATCTTGAAAACTTTTTGCAGAAATTTTTGATTTTAAAAAGCCCCGCCTTTGGCCCCACGGACGGGAACGTGGTCGCGAGCCTAAATCTCCTATTCCCAATGTCGAGGAAGACTTCGGCACTGGCCTAAAAAGCCCCGCCTTCTGGCACACGGACGGGAACGTGCGTTTCAGGGTTGGAGCACCCTTGCCTACTTCTTTTGCATCTGCAATAAATACTCTCGCCTGGACATATCGGCCTTACTCAGCCGCCCACGCTCCCGCTGGTACTGACCGCTATCGATCTGTTTGATCGTGCCGCCATTGTCTAAATACTTTTGCAGCGCATCGGCTGTGCGCTCACGTTCTTTTTCTTTGGTGTTGTTATTAGAGGATCGCATTAATGGATCACCTCAGAGCATTTAAGCTCCTCCACCTCAACGCCGCAGCACGTTGAAATAGGCCACGACAAAGTTCTCATGTTGACCATTTGGTCGCCGTAAGGCACTCGGTCAACGGACTCTTCTTGGTACACGTCACACATCTGCTTGCATCGAGGGCAGATCCAATCATCCATGTCCATCGCAAACACTCCTGATCTGTAGATAATCGTTGTGTGCGCCGTCTGCCAAACGCTCGCAGTAAGCCTTCTCGGAGGCTTTTGCGGCTTCATAGTCTGACTCGCTAACAAAAGCCCACATGGCTACCGCAAGTAACGCCAAGCTGATATTCGTAAAACGCATTTCCTAGCTCCTTCATTGCTTATCGGTGCCTCTAGAATGGTGTCATTACATCTTTTTGTTGTAAATGTTTGCAGTGGTTGACCATATTGGTGAGTGGTGGTTCGTAAGGGGGAAAGAACCCACGCTTCATATGGCCTGTTTCTCGGCTGGGGAAAAAGTCGAGGCTCTCAAAAACTCGACAAATAAAACCAGCACAAACTGACGCCACTGCTCGCCTGTTTAGGAGGTCTCTCCCCCTACTTTCGCATTGTGAAAGTGACTTTCACTTCTTTAGTGTTTTCTTCTATCGCACCGCTATCAAAAGTATGAAGAAGGTTATTTGGCATGTATTCGAGCCATTTCCTAAAAGTGGAGCCTTCTAGGAAGCTCATGCTGGACGGGGCCGGTAGGACGGTCTGAAAAACTTCCAGATGTCCTCTTTCCACAAACGAAAATGCTTCGTTTTGATCGGTGGTCAACGGAAAAGGTGAGGCGTAATCCATTACAGATATTCGGTCTTGGAACACACCGATTAGGTAATCCATATCGTTGAGAGTTAGGTCAGCAGACAAGTCAGACACATCCGCACAGGTGAACTTCATCGCCTTATACCTTTCTAACTGTTCGTTCTGCCGCTTATAGGTGTTTTCTCTGTCGAAGGCAGCAATCGTCAATTGTTGTACTTCGTTTTTACTGCGTATGTCTTTCTCGTACTTATCTTCCAAAGCCGCAAGTTCCTTAGCGAGCGATTTGTTGATTTCAGTTAACTTTTCAATCTTTTTATTTTTAGTTTCGTATGTCAAAACAGTCTCCTAGTAACACTTACTACACTACGAGGCAATACAGCCGTGAGCTAAAATTATCAACATGAAGTTACAAAATCAACTGTTAAATGACAAAGTTTAAATTGTTTAAAAAGGCACATCTTCATCGCTCACCCAGTTAGCTGGGTCTAGCGGGTCAGGCCGATCATCCTCAGTCCAGCGGACATCGATGCCGAGGTATTCTTGGAAACGACTGCGTGCCTCCTTCAAGGTTTTGAGCCTCACCGCCCTAAATCGCGTACCGGCAGATCGCTTATGAACCTCTTCCTCATACGCGCCAGCAGACCGCAGAGCCTTCCAAAAACTGTTTTCTTTGATCACGCTCTCATAGCGTCCTCGCACACTGGAAGCGTAGATCGCGTAAAGCTGTGTCTTGCTCACCTCCTCCCCAAACTGGAGAGACTCGCCAGCAATTTTATGTTCGCGGAACTCTGCATTTTGCAGACTAGCGAGCAGCCATGAGTCCACACCGTTGAGGTTCTCAAGCTTCTGTTCATCCAGAGCGTCGGTCTGCGGAGCCTTGCGGACGTTGACCGTGGTCAAGTCAAAATGCTTCAGGTAGTACAGCAGAGCGCCACCGCCGCCGTTGTGAAACCAAGAATCTAAAGACTCAAAATACCTACTGTCCTCTTTGCGGCTGGCACTGATGTCGAACACAGCGAACCGCCGCTCGTCCAGCGTAGCTGGCACAACGAAGTCATCATTACTGGTGAACACAATCCGCGTGTAGTTGGGTGCCATGTAACCGTCCACGCCTTTCTTTTCGACAAATATCTGGCTGGCAGTCAGTAGGTCTTTTAATGCCGACTCTGCGGCCTTGGCACCGGCCCAGTACGCCTCTTCTCCGCAAAGCAGTAACGTCTCTTGCAGGTGTTTGTTGAAGTTGCCAGTTATGTGCTCGGCCTTGCTCGCACTGGTGAAGTGGCTTTTGACAAGCCAGCCCAGCAGTTCGGCAAATTTGGTCTTACCCGTACCCTTCAACCCTCTAAGCACTAAACCAATACCGATCTTAATTTGCGGTTGCTGAACCATCTGAGCGCACCACGCGATAATCCAGTTGGCGTTTGCAACGTTACCGTCCGCGATTACGTCCGTAATGAAGTCAATCCACGGCTGCACATCTCCCTGCACTGGCTCAACTGACCAACCGCGCCACAGGTTATACTGATTGATTGATTCACCGTCTGGGCTGAACGCTAAACCGGCTGGGTATGTCTTTCGTTCTTCATGCTCTAGCCACATATCGACCAGATTCACCAACCTGGGCGTCTTGCCCTCATAACTCATAACCCGTTGATTTTGAAACTCTTTTCTAACGTCTTCTAAGCCGTACAGGACGGTTCGGTCTTGGAATATGTCATCGCGCACCACCCTCGCGTGGCCTTCAACTAGCACCAACGACCAGTTCTGTAGCATATGCGGTAAAACTCCCTCGACCTTTTCCCGCATGACCTCTTCGGCTTCTTCTTGCTTGGCTAAGGACGCCACATAGGCCAGCGTCACCGGCACCTTGCCTTGACTGTCGAAGCTCTCCCAACGCTTTTCGCATTCACCGTCTTTAAACTTCTCGCCTTCGGCAGACCACTCTGCCCAAAGCTGCAAACCTTCGTCACCACCGTCGAACTGGTGGTGCAGCGCCATGCCTATGCGGAACCAGTGATCGTGGTCTATGTCGGGATCTACTTTTGCAAGCATCTCGGTCACGTCCCCGCTTTCTGCCTCAAACTTAGGACGTAGCGCGAGTAGCTCGTCATATTCGTTTAAATTGCCGTCTAACCCCTTTCGGCTTTCCTGCCATCCCGCCTCGCGTGCTTTACGCTCAAAGAAATCTATGAACTTACGGGCCATGTCTTCGGTCAGTTCTGGTAAATCTTGGTGATCGACACTGTCTAGCGATGCGTAGGATTTCAACCATCGGTAGGGTTTGTTCGTGTCTGGATGGATTCCAAAAGCAACGAATTGCTGACCGTCAGCTAGCACCTCTACTGCGTGTTTGTTGCCTTCTTGACACTCAAACTCAGCCGACTTGATCTTTTTACGCGGGTTTCCACGATACGCGAACAGCATCTTGGGTTGGTTACCAATCCGGGCAGCGGCGATACCGACGTTCTCTTCCAGCCACGCAGCCAGCTTCTTTACCATGCTGACGTTTCGGCAATCGACATCCACGGCAATCGTGTTTTTGCACAGCACACCGATTCCGCTCTCAGGGTATTTTTTCGCCCAACAGGCTAAGTCATCGTGCGTAGCCTCAGCGTTTTGCCAATCATCGATGCACGGGAACTTCTTTCCGCGATGAATAGGTATGACTTTATATCCACGGTCAATCAACCGCGCTCCAATTTCTGTGAGCATCACATCCCCTGTGCCTAGCTATCTAAGTTTTTTATTTTTTGGTTGCAGTAATCGACTAAGTCTCGGCAAGCGTCTGCCAGCATCTCCGAGAAAGACGCAATGAAAAGCAAGATCGCCTCTGAAATTTTTGCAAGTATCGCCACGAAGGCGTAAACGTGGGCAAGCATTAAACCTTTTGCCATTCATGCGAAAGACTCTCTGTGTCCTTCACCAAATCAGGGCACAAGGACTGCCATTTAATCTCGCCGTTCGTCAGCAGTTCTATCTGACACGCTCGCGCCGCTGGCACAGCGCCACTCGTCCTCCACTTACTGATCGCCTGCTTCGTCACATCTAAGCGACCCGCGAGCCTGTTAAAAGAATCGTTAGCCAAAAGGTGGCAGGCGCGGTCAAGCTGTTCGACTGCTTTTCTCCTCGCGGGGTCTGTTTGATACCGCATTTCGCAAAATCTCCTTCAGGTTGCGATTGACGGTTGACAAGATATCTGACGGTCAATAGTCTTGGCAACCATATTTACCAATTTCAACATCTTGTTTTAATTATGGAGGGTGGGTGCATCAGTTTGATTTAGATCTAGAACCCGCTCACGCAGAGCTTAGTGCTAGTTCCGCTCACCGCTGGATCGCTTGCCCCGCTTCCATACAAGCGAGTCGCGGGATGCCAGACACTTCTGGTCAAGCCGCAGAAGAAGGAACAGCCGCACACGCTTTGGCAGAACGGTGTTTAGTAGAGGATGTCGAGCCTCACGAATATCTGGGCCATGAATTCAACGGTTACACTGTAGGGTTAGAGATGGCGAACCTCGTCAAAATCTACACCGACCACTGCCGAAGCCTCCCCCAAGGTTTTACTTTTGTAGAGCGTAAAGTCGATTTTAGCATGTGGGTGCCGGACGGTTGGGGAACGGCAGACTTCATAAGCATCGCCCGAAACGGTGGCGAGGCATGGGTGGTAGACCTTAAATTTGGACGCATACCCGTCAAGGCTGACAACGATCAGTTGAAATGTTACGCGCTGGGTGTGCATTTTGAGTTTGGATTCGATTCTCAAATCGACACTATTCACATGACGATAGTGCAGCCGCGACTCGGTGTCATCGACACGCACACGATGCGATGCAAATGAGTCAGATGGGCTTACTGGAGTGGGGCCGCACCGTCCTACGTCCTGCGGCAGAAGCTGCCCTTGGAGACAACCCAGAATACAACGCTGGTGAGTCTCAATGCCGATACTGCAAAGCTGCGCCAACGTGTAAACCACTGGCAAATCGGGCTTTAGACGCCCTTGACTCTGCGATTGACGAATCTTTCACACCGCCAGAGATCAATGACCTTTCGGTAGAGCAGATCGCAAAGCTGCTACCGCAAATCCCCTTAATAAAATCGTGGTGCGAAAAAGTCGCACAGCACGCATCAATCTTGGCGCAGCAAGGCACAAAGATCGACGGCTACAAGATTGTCGAATCGAAAACAAACAGGCGCTGGAGGGACGAAGCGGAGGCTATTCGCGTCATGCAGCTATTAACAAACGAGCCGGTTTATTCGGCAAAAGTAATTTCGCCAACCCAAGCAATCACCATGCTGGGAACGAAATGCGATGACGTAAATGCGCTCATCGTCAAACCGGCAGGGAAGCCGACACTGGTGCCAGAGTCCGACAAGCGGACGGCAATCGGTAAACCGGCAGATCTGCTAGATAAATTGGACTAAATAGGTAATAGGTATGGATAAGACCATCGTCTTAAAGAATGTGCGTTTGTCGTTTGCTGACATTTGGGCAGCAAAAGCTTTTAACCCAGGTTCACAACCCAAATACAGTTGCAACTTTTTGCTCGATAAAGAAACGCACGCTGATCAAATCAAGGCTATGCAGAAAAAGATTTCTGACTTGGAGACGGATTTCTTCAACGGCAAGCCCCCAAAAGGCATCAAAAAATGTCTTGGTGACGGCGAAGAAAAAGCTTACGAAGGCTATGAAGGCCAGATGTTTGTAAGCGCCAGTAGCGTCAGACGGCCTGAGATAATTGATCGCGACAAAAGCGAATTGGTTGAGTTAGACGAAAAGCCCTACTCAGGTTGCTACGTCAACGCCGTTATCGGTCTTTGGGTGCAGGACAACCAGTACGGCAAGCGTGTAAATGCAAATTTAGATCTGATCCAGTTCGTAAAAGACGGTGAGCGGTTTGGAGGTGGCGGCGGCAGCAAAGCCGACCTGTTGGATGACATCGAAGACGAAACCGCTGCGGACGTTGAGGCAGAAACCGAGGATGAGTTCTTTAAGTGATCATCTCTCTCGACTTCGAGACCTACAGCGAAATCGACCTCCGCTCGGCGGGAGCCTACGCTTACGCAGATCACCCCAGTACGGAAGTGATTTGCTTGGCGTGGGCGCTCAACGAGGAGCCTCCAGAGCTTTGGCGTTGGGGAGACTTACCTCCCGTAGAGCTATTTCACCACATTGAGCAAGGCGCACAAATCTGGGCGTGGAACAGCTTTTTTGAGATGTGCGTTTGGAATCTTGTTTTAGATTGGCCTCGCATCCCGTTTGAGCAATGGAACGACACCGCAGCCCTCGCCTCTGTACAAGCTTACCCCCGTGCGCTGGCGAACTGCGGCACGTTTCTGGGTCTGGAAGGAGACCAAGCGAAAGACAAGCGAGGCAAGTTGTTGATCCAACGCCTGTGCAAGCCGCAAAAGGTAAGGACGAAGCGTGCGAAATAGAGATCCTGACATGCTGCAAGAACTTTACAGCTACTGTGAGCAGGACGTTGTTGCGGAGAGCGAGATACGAAAAAGACTACGAGATCTGCGCGGAACTGAACGCCAAATATGGGAACTCGACCAGAGAATAAACTGGCGAGGTGTGCGCTTAGACAAAGAAAACATCGAGCATGCGTTAGCAATTATCGCTGACGTGGAACAAGAGCTTAACGCTGAAGTGTTTGAGCTTACCGATGGCGAGATGTCATCGACCAGCAGCCGCGCTAAGGCGCTTGATTGGATTAACCGTCAAGGCGTGACGATGGAGACCTACGACAAAGCCGCTGTTGTTTGTGCTTTGGAAGGTGCTTGCCCTCCGAAGGTTGAGCGTTTCCTGCAAATCCGACAGGCGCTGTCGCGCAGCAGCACTAAAAAATACCAAGCCATGTTGTCTTGCTTGGGCCGCGACGGCAGAGCGCATGGCAGCATGATTTATTCTGGCGCTGCTACTGGCAGGTGGACAGGCCGTCACTTCCAACCACAAAACTTACCTCGCCCAACAGTCGATGATGTTGATGCGGTTATTGGTTTGTTTAAACACAGAGACCCCTCACTCTTTCCATGCGAACCGATGGAGGCACTGTCCAGTTGTTTGCGTGGAATGCTGATTGCCAGCGAGGGTAATCGGCTGATTGTCAGCGACTACAGCGCCATAGAAGCGCGTGTCATTGCGTGGCTTGCAGGGCATGACATTGTGTTGCAGTCGTTTCGCGACGGTCTTGATCTTTACAAGGTCACAGCGTCAGCCATGTTCGGTATTGAGTACCGCGATGTCGATAAGGATCAACGATTTTTAGGCAAAGTAGCTAGCCTCGCACTTGCGTATCAAGGCGGTGTTCGTGCTTTCCAAAAAATGGCACAGACTTATGGCACCGACGTTGATGAACCTACTGCGATACGGATCAGAGACGATTGGCGTGCAGCTAACGAACCTATCAAGAAGTTGTGGAACGAAGTAGAACGCGCAGCAATGAACGCAGTCCGATACGGTACAGAGCAAGACACCCGATGCGGATCTTTCAAATTCGTCAAACGCGACCTTCTCTTCAAGTTGCCATCAAAACGAATACTTTCTTTCCCCAGAGCCTTGCTGGCTGATGGACAGTACGGCGAGAAGCTGGTCTATGAAGGCATCAACAATCACACACACCGCTGGGGCCAGATAGACAGCTACGGCGGTTCGCTCGTGCAGAGCATCACTCAAGCGGTTGCCAGAGACCTTCTTGCTTTGTCCGTATGGAATGTTGAGCAAGCTGGCTACCCCGTGGTGCTGACTGTGCATGACGAGATTGTTGCAGACGTGCCAAAGGGATTTGGATCGTTAGACGAATTCAATGAACTCATGTGCAAGCTTCCTTCATGGGCCAAGGGTCTGCCCGTGGACGTTGAAGGCTACGAGTCCGAAAGATATCGAAAGTGAGAGAGTCCCACGTCGAAAGGACAGTCAACGCTTACGCGAGAGAGCGAGGATGGCTGGCCTTCAAATGGGTTTCCCCCTCACAACGTGGCGTGCCGGACATGATTTATTTCCGCAACTCCGAATGCGTAATGATTGAGTTCAAGGCTCCAGGCCAGAAGCCATCAGACTATCAAAACGTCATTCATAAAAGGCTTAAAGAACACGGTTTTCACGTTTTCGTCGTAGATAACGTGGAGCAAGGGAAACTACTATTTTGAACCACAGCGACTTACATCAATACCAGCTTAGGGCAGCACAGTTTATTAAAGACAATCCCAAGTGCGCTCTTTGGGTGGACATGGGGCTAGGAAAAACCGTTAGCACGCTGACTGCATTAGTCGATTTGATCGTCACCAAAGCGGTAAAGAAAGTATTGATTGTTGCGCCTTTGCGGGTAGCGCAACACACATGGCCTGCCGAGATAGAAAATTGGAGCCACTTAAAGTCCCTGCGTTACTCCGTCATCGCTGGACACGGCGCATCTAAACGCGAGGAAGCCGCACATTCCTCCGCGCAAATCCACATCATTAATCGGGAAAATGTACCGTGGTTAGTCGAAAACTTAGGCCCAGAATGGCATTACGACTGCGTCATCGTTGACGAGTCCAGCAGCTTTAAAAACCACAGCAGCAAGCGATGGAAAGCTCTGCGCCAAGTCGTAAAGAGCGGCAAGATTAAGAGAATGGTTCAGTTGACGGGGACGCCAACACCAAACACGTTGACAGAGCTTTGGCCCCAGATATTCCTGCTTGATGAGGGAGAAAGATTAGGCCACACCCGCGCTAGATTTCTGGGCGCGTTTTGCCAACAGGTGGGTCACCCTCAGTGGAGTCAATATGAAGTCCGACCAGATATGAAGGAGCCGCTGCAAAGGCGCGTCTCTGATTTAGTGTTGCGGTTAGCAAGCAAAGACTATCTGGAGCTACCTGATAGGGTGGACAGTGATGTTGTGGTCAAGCTGCCATCGAAAGCAAAGAAAGCTTACGAGCAGATGGAAAAAGACTTTTTGATTCAGTTTGATGAAGGGGAGATTTTAGCCGCCAACGCCGCCGTGAAGATAAACAAAATGCTGCAAATCTGCTCTGGATCGGTCTACAACGAAACCAGCTACGAGGTGCTGCATGACGCAAAAATAGAAGCGTTAAAAGAGATTGTAGAGTTAGCGAATGAACCTGTGCTAATCGCTTACCACTACAAAGCAGACGCAGAGAGAATATGCAAAGCAATCAAACACGCAAAAGTGCTAGGGAAGAACACAGATCTTATTGACCAATGGAACCGTAAAGAGATTCCCGTGATGCTGGCTCATCCTGCCAGCGCCGGACACGGGCTGAACTTACAGAAAGGCGGGTCATTGATTGTCTGGTTTGGACTCACTTGGTCTCTGGAGTTGTATCAACAATTCAACGCTCGACTGCACAGACAGGGCCAAGACAAACCAGTACGGGTTGTTCACCTTTTAGCGGATGCGGGAGCGGATCACCTTGTGAAGCGAGTTTTGAGCGACAAAGATAACCAGCAAAACTCACTACTAAATTTTGTAAAACTTTTAAAAAGTAGACAATTTTTAGTTGACCCTGTAATATCAACTTTAAGTTGATTTTGGGGGGCGCGGGGCAAGAGAAAAATGCAAGAGTTTAAAGATAGATTACGGAAGGTATGTCAGGACAACTCGAACATACCGCCTTTTAACAAAGGCCAACAAACTTTTATTGCTCAAAAAGTTGGTGTTAGCCAAGAAGCGGTTAGAAAATGGTTTCATGGAGAGAGTAAACCCAAAACAGCGGCAGCGCGTAAGCTGGCTTCGCTTTTGCAGACAGATTATCTGTGGTTGACGATGGGAAGCGAGCACGGTGAGATAGAAGTGAAAAAAATTGCTGCTCGGCGTCAAGATTCAGCCGTTTATGCTTTCATGTCTTATCTGATCGATCACGGTCACAGCGCAGCTTTTGATCTTGACGATAATGATGTGGACATCGTTTCTATCGTAAAAGGCACACAACAACGGTTTTCAGTGATGGCAGCAGAAGTCGTCGAGGATGGGCTTATAGCTCGTTTTGTGTCCACGGGGTTGACTTCTTCTGACTCGATTGTCGCTGTGCGAACTGGGAACAGCAGTTTGGCTTTCGATTTTTTAATCATTTCGTCTGAAATCTGGAAAGCAAAAGCAATCAAAAAAGGCAATATGTCTACTCTGAGCATTACTAACCCGTCAAAAAGAAGCTATCTTGCTGGCAAAACAAAAATACCTTTCTATTTGGAATAACTATGGATCGACCTTACCTAACCGCAAATGAGATAGCCGAGCTTTTTGGCATCAGTAAAGGTGCTTTGATGAACTCTATCTCTCGCGAAAAGTTCCCACTGCCTACCTACCGACTGGGCAGACATCGTGTCGCTGACAAGCAAGTTGTGGAGGCGTTTTTTAAAGCTCGACGGCTCGAAGGTTTGCAAACTATTTCAACTTGATGTTGATAAAACAACATTAGCTTAGATCATTTTTAGTTATCGAGGACAAGTGATTCAGCGTCCATCGCGGCTACCACCTTGTCAGCGTTTAAATGCGTGTATCTTTTGAGCATATTCAAATCTCTGTGACCAGAAAAAAGCTGCACGCGCATAATGTCGTAACCAAGCTCAAACAAACGACTTACACCTTCATGGCGAAGATCGTGAAAACGAGCTTCTAGAGGAACTTTTTTAGCCGCCGCTCTCCAGCGACTACTTACTGTTTCACCCTCATAGGGAAAAATCTTGTCACTCGTTCTTTCTTGCCGCTGCACTATCTCTGCCGCCTCTTCTTGCAACGGTACTCGCACATATCTTTTACCTTTGCGTGGGCATTTTCTCCACAAGCCGATTGTTCGACCATCTTCGCCTAATTCATCCCAGGTCATTTCTAGTATTTCGCCACGGCGCATAGCTGACAAAACAGCAAACCTAACAATGTCTCTAAACGGCAACCTAGTGCTCGCGTTGCTAATGACTTGGTCAATTTCTGCATCAGTTATCCTGATTTCACGCTCATCAGACTCTGACACGATCCGCATTGATCTTAAAAAGTGTGAGGCTTTCCTAAACTCATCTAATTTAGGTTTGCAGTCGTAGGCCGCTTCAGCGGCTTTCAAGACTCCTCCCAGATAAACCATGTCTTTTTGCACTGTGCTTGGGTGAACCTTTTCCCCACGCTTTTTTGCAAACCTTATTATGGCTGGAGAAGTCAATTCGTTTAGGCTCAGATGACCCAACTCTTTTTTTACAGTTTCAAGGTGCCCAACCTTGTCTCTCGGAAACGGGCCATAGTCTTTTAAATAGTTGGTAATCAACACGCCAAGGTTTGATGTGTCCTCAAACCAAGTGCCTTTTTTTAGAGCAGTTTCAATCTCTTTCATTCTGTCTTCAGCTTCAGACTTTTTGGCAAAACCGCTTTCAGAAATCGTATCGATTCCAGCTTTGCGAATTAGAACTCTGTAGCCTTTACCGTGCTTACTAATGCTGCCCATTTTGGTACACCTTTTGGTACATAATGGACATTAGTCTAAAGTGTCAATCGTTAATTGACAAGGCAAATTGACCCAATGGTACACCGCCGCCGTTATGTTAAGTTATTGATTATTATCAATTATTAACTATTGTGGGGGATCGCTCATTAAATGGTTAGCCATACAAATCAACGACTTACAGGAGATTGGTACATTTTTGGTTCATTTTTTTGATTTTTTCTTCTTTGCCGTCTTAGCAGCGGCCTTGAAGTCAGAATCTGAAGGCGCTCCTTTGCTGCCTTTTTTCCGCATCTTTTCTTTAGATCCGGCAGCGATCCTTTTTTTCTTCGCTGCGATGTTAGCATAGAGTCCTTTTTTCTTTGCAGGCACTACTTCTTCCCTTTTTTGGTTTTCTTTTTGCTGCTCTTCTTGACAGCCTTTTTTGTCTTTCCGTAGTTGTAATTCATAGCTTGTTACCTTTGCTTTGCTCTCGATTTTCGCGCAGCGGTTTGCGCTGATTTTGACAATTCACCGAAGTGAAATAGCTTTTTGCTGTTGGCGGTGTGCTTTGCACCAGTGTGCGTGTCACCGTTTGGCATTTTGTGGGTGCCGCCGCGATGGAGCTTGCCCTGCTTTGTGTAGTGGTTCACGCTTTTCGCCATCTTACTTTCTCCGTGATTTTGCGCCTGAACATTTCCAGCGCGCGCGTGACAGGTTGTTGGGTGTATTCGGATCGTTTTGTTTTTTCTTAGGCAAACGCTTCTTAATTCCAAGGCTACGGGCGCAGTAGGAGTCGCCTTTACTGCTCCCAGGCTTTACACGGGGGCCACCTCCCTTAGCTTTCCCCGCTTGCCCGTAACTGACTTTTTTGCCACTAGCTGTGACTTTTACTTTCGCTTTCCCTTTTCGTGGAGTTGCCATTGCTACTTCCTATTTGACCAAGCTTGTGCGCCAAAGAACGCTGATATCACGGCTGCAACGGATACAAAGTAGACTGCCGCCATGTCGCCCAAGATTGAGGCCGCTTGGTTCATCCCGAAGAACTCAGAAGCAACTACCAAAGAGGGGTACAACAACATTCCCCAGAGCGCGAACCAACTCATATTACGCTGGGCGTCAGCGCGTTCATGCTGCAAGCGCAGTTCTTGAAGCTCTTTGCTAGTTTCAAGTTCAGCGTCACTGACAATGCCGTCGCCGTCTGCGTCGTATTCGGCGTACTCACTACCATCTTCAAGTCTTTTTGCTGCCATTAGTCGTATGTCTTTGTTTGTTGGGGTATGCGTTTAGGCACACAGTAGGCGCTAATGTTAGTTTGCCGTTGCACTCTGCGGTCTTTTACAAGATCCACCTTGCCGGTCTCTACCCATTGTGCGAACTGGTTACATCTCTGGACATTTCGGAAATAGAACTGATCGGCAATCGGTTCACCTTCAACAAGGACTACCAGTAAAAAAGCCATAATCATCCGTACACCTTCACCATAATTGCAAAACCTCCGGCGATTATCGTTCCGCCAACAATTAGCGTGGTGCCTCCCACGAGCATTTGGTTTACTAGATGTTGTCGCTCCTTCTTCTTGCGAGCAATCATCCTCAAGTGCTCTTGTCTATCGCGATCCTGCTGAGCTTTTGCGGCTTTGAAATCATCGAGGAGCTTCGGATCTGCCACCAGTAGGAGGTCATGCACTGACTGCCAGTGGCGCTCATATTGGCGTTTAATCATCTGCAACTTGAGGATCTCGTTCTGAGTGAGTGGCTTGAAGGTGCTCTGACGACGTTGAGCCTCGAAGTCAGTAATGCCTTCTCCGAAGTCTGAAATCATCCCCATAACTTGGTGGACGCCTTGCCCAGTTTCGTTGCATTGAGCTATCAGCCCATTCAGGGCCGAGAGAGTAGCTGTGGCTGCCGCGATTGACTCAATTACCATGGTTTACATTAATCGTTAGTTTTTGTGACTAACGAATAACTCTAGAGTCAAGCATTCCACTGCGAATAGCGTTCATTTGCTTTTCGTAATCGCTCATCCCTGCGCTAACTGGCTCTACCAAACCAGAGTAAGAATCCAACATTTGCTGACCTAACTCGCTGTAAGCCGGTTGAGGCTCTTCTTCTAACGAGCCTTTATTCATTGCTTTTCGAGGATCTACATCTGCTAACGAGGGCATCTGCGGAGTAGCCAGTGAAGGCAGTCCTGTGCCGGACAACATTCCAGATGCGTCCTGCACACCCGCCTGTTGATTGATCTGCTTTAACATTGTCGCGCTATCAACCATGCCAGTAGGCTTAACTACTGCGGGGTTATTAATAAAACCTAAAACGCTGGTTCCGTACTTGCTGTCCAAGTCACTGAGCATGTTTGCTGTGTTGCCTGCTTGACCGCCACCCAAACCGCCGAAGGCGTTAGACACTCGGCCCATCACACTACTTAATAATCCCATTATCTAACCGTCCTTGTGTCTAGCATTCCGCTCATTATGGCGTCCATGTCTTTGTCAAACTGACTCAACGCCTCTTCTTCAAGCCTTCCACCTTGACCGGCTGCAAGCTCTAACTTTTGGAATGTTGAATCTCTTAAAACATTCCCTATTCGGTTAGCGCCTATTGCCAAATTAGATTTAATTGTTGGTGCGTCTATAATTCCTTGAAGAGCGCCAAGTACAGCCCCTGGGCCTCCTCCAGTTGCTGCACCAGCGGCTGCTTTGATCGGAGCGCCGATACCAATTAAGTCTCTGTTGCCAACTCTGGCTGCTGCTGGGTTTTGTATTTTTCTTTGCACTTCCGAAACATTGCCATACGCAGCATTAAGTTGAGCCAGTTCGGGATCGAGCATCTCTAACTGCTCTCTAGCTGCCTTTGCTATGGCTTTTAAGGTAGCTTCTTGAACATCGTCTATCTTTCTGTTGTCACCCAACTTTTTGTCGTAGCTCACGGTCTTGTAAATATTTCGCTTTATTTTTGCTACGTCTTGAGGTGTCAGCCGACCACCGGCAAAGAAAATGCCGTCCATCATGTCTTCAACAACTTTGTCAATTTTGTTCATGTTGTTTTTAGCGTTAGGGCTAAGTGGAACGAAATCTCTTTCAACCTCATCGACGTAGGTAAATAACTTACTCGCGGGTATTTCAACGTCTTTCTGAGTTAATGCGCCTTCTGCCTCGCCAATAGCAGCGCCTAGTTTTTCTTTCTTACGCTGTACTTTGTCCACACTTCTTTTTGTTGGCGTGGCACCAACTTCTATACCCGCGTCGAGCAATCTGGCCCTTTCTGCTTCGGGCAAAGTAGTGCTTGGCTTCATAGCGCTTTGGTATAGCTTACGAGATATGGGTTGACCCATAACTTGTTCCAAAGCTCCAACTGGCGCTCGTACTGATCCGCTCAACGGTGCTAATCCAGAGCCAGCGTTCATTACGGAGTCTGCTATTTGTGTGTCTTTTCCACGGTTTTTCAATCCGGCTCGGACTCCCGCTCCCGCTCCTGTCGCCAAACTTGCCACGTCAAGCATCACACCGGCAGGGTCTTCCATTAGTGATCTTTTAGCGTTGTCTAAAGATCCGTATCTTTCATCTAAGGCACCAGCAAACGCTTCACCTTCGCCTTGCCCTTCAATCTGATAACCCTGCAACTCTTCCAACGTCTCTGGCCTGCGATCCAAACCAATAGCGTTGCCGAATCTGTTCATCGCCAACGTAGCCTCTGGCCCTACAAACTCATTTAGCTCTTGGGCTGCGTTGTGAATACCGCTTTTAGCTAAATTACCTATAGCGTAAGCGGTGTCGATAGGATTCATTACAGCTTGCGCTGTGTCTGCCGCTACGTTGTAGAGGCTTGATGGTATGTTGCTAACCATCGTGCCTATGTCAAAGTCCACCGGCCCCTGCGGTTGCTGCTGCTGCGGTTGCGGTTGCTGCTGCGGTTGCTGCTGCGGGTACGCCGCTTGAAATTGCTCAAGCACTTTCTGCGCTTTGTCGGGCTGACCCAACTTTAAGTATCTGGCGTATCCTTCTTTATATTGCTGTCTTGTCAGCGCTGGTTGAGCCATTATTAATCCTGCCTAATTAAATACCAAACAATTCGTCTAGGTCTTTTTCAGACGGTAAGGGCTGCTCAATCTCTTCAATTAATCCATCAAAGTACGCACTGCCTTTGTAAGCTCTTTGCGGATTAAACAGGACGCGACTGTTTACACTAGAGCCGTAAATTCCGTCCATTTCATCTAAGTTGAACTGCAACCTATCAAGTGAGTCTTCGTAGCTTTGCAACACAATATCTAAGTTTTCTGCTAACACATTCGGATCGTCAAACTGGTCAAGGTTTGCCAGAACAGCTT